GTTGGTGATTGTGACTGAGTCAATCACTCCTCCGCTAACTGTGTAAGTCCCAGCGAAGCTTGAGCCACCTCCTCCTGTGGCACTGAGTGTTCCTGCTGAGTAGCCTGTTCCTCCGTTGACAATCTTAACCTGGTCAACTCCTGTGGAGGTCACCAACCTGTCCTGAAAGTCAGTGTCCACCAGGTTGATGTCCTCAACAAAATCGCGGAACTGTAGCGGGTTGCCAACTTTGTCCAGGCTAATGAGGTAAGGCTTACCTCCGCTGAACTGAGTCACCACAAACTGATACGGATTGATCGTACTTGCCGGGGTGCCGCTTGCTTCCTCCACAGTGCCTTGCCAAACACCTGTCCAACTCTGCGTGTTGGTGTTGTAGCAAAGTGTGGTGTTGTTGACTGTGCTGGTGCCGGTTGGCACTGAGAGTAGGTAGCGATTGTTCCAGAAGGTTGCTGTGGCATTCTCGACTGCTGCCCAGTTGATCTCATCGATGACATCTTGGATCGGGTAGCTGATGACTCCAACGTCACTTGCCACCATGTTCTCCTCCATCGTGCGTCTGATTGACCTGATTCCTGTGCGCGATAAGAAAAACAAGTCTTCACCTACCTGGGCTATCGAGCCATGTGACACACAACCTGTGGAGGCTGAGATTGTTCTGATTGTGTAGTCTGCTGTGGTCGGGGTGCCTTTGGCTGGATTGCCTCCTGTGTCTACAACGTAACAACTGTTTTTGCAGAAGACTACAATGTTGAATCCTACCCAACTTGCCAGACCTGTCACTGGGTCACCTAGCCCAACCTTAAACGGCGCATTAACTGCCGATGATCCACCAAAGATAGTTGTGACTCCGGTGGTTGTCACATCAGGCAAAAAGCCTGTGACATAAATCTGATCATCACCTGGGTTGTATGCGAATGCGCGAAAGTTGTTACTGACTATGTACTTAGCGTCAACCGGAGCGGCATCTGCTGCTTCTTTGACATCAAAGCTTGAGCCGTTCCAGGTGATCTGCCCCACCTTGCCACTGCCCGATCCAGCAGTTACACCAAAGTTGGTGTAGAACAGTTTGTCTGCCACCTGAGCAGTGTAGACTCTCGCAGTTGCGCTATTAACTTTTTCGGCGCCGGAGGCAATGCTGCTCACCGTGCCGCTTGAGTTGATCGAGTAAATCTTGCCGTTGACGAAGACGATCAGTGCCTCCTTCGCGTCAGTGTCAAAATAAGCTATGCCTTGGACGTTTGTGCTGGAGGAGGTGCTGCCAAGTAGATCAGCAAACCTGTGGAATCCTCGCCTGCTCTTCAGTACACCGTTCTTAGGTGCATCCAAGTCTTTCAGCAGTTCAGCCTGGGACTCGTTTAGGAGGTTTTCGCGGAAGTTGCTGATCTGGCCACCAACGAAACTTGCCTGGCGATCATAGACCACCGCATCGTCAAGTCCGTCATTGTAGTAGACTGGCATACACTAAAATCCAAAGTCATCGCGAGAATAGCCCATGCCGTATGCGTCAGGTATCAACCTAGTCTCCTTGGCTGACTGGTTATTCTCCTGATCCCGCACCACCTGCATCAGCGAGTTGGCCTGCTGTATCTCTAACTGCGCTTTGCCAAACTGCCTGCTGCGTTTCAGCATGTCTCCTGTCGCAAAGTGTATCAGCACGTTGTCAATGCCGCTGATCATTGCCGAGTCGTAATCACCCACCATCGGCTGAATTTTCTTTTTGCCAATGACGTACAGATTGACCGGGGCATCAGCGGAGTAGTTTGGCTTGTCGAAGAACTTAACCCGCTGAAACTTGCTGACGTTCTCCCACTCGGGCCAAAAGAAATACTTGCTGCTGTCTGACGCACTACGCACCTGGACATATCCTGCCGTTGTCTCCTTACTTATCGAGTGAACTGCTGACCAGGTGTTGGTGGTGGTGACTGAACTCGCCAGTGTCACCGTCTCCTTCTGCATCGTCAGTTCCTGCCCGTATAGCTCGCCAACAATCGTGATCTGCTTACCGTTGTCAGAACTGTCTGAGGACAGAAACTCAATAGCACCATAAGCAGGATCAAAGTTGATGCCTGAACTATCAATAACGCTAAACTGAGCAGTGTGTGCATCATTCTTAAAACTCTCCGGGTCAGTCATGAACTCGGTGATCAGTTGCGTAGGTAGCAGGTTCTGCTCGTTGTAGCTGATGCCAAGTATAGTCTCAAACTTCTGTGGGCAAACCATCTCGTCTGCCAACTCAGACACAACCGCAGTTGCGGATGCACCTGATCCAGCCCCGCCTGTGAATGTCACCGTAGGCGCTGAGGTGTAGCCTGATCCTGAGTTTTGGATGTAGACCCGGCTAACAGCACCGCCACCAAGCTCAGTAGCAGCAGTAGCCCCGCTGCCAGCACCACCTGAAAAACTAACAGTGGGTGCGGAGGTGTATCCTGTGCCGCCATCGTCAAGTATGATTTGTGTGATCCTGCCGTCAAACGGCAGTGTGGTCTGCTCTACGTCGAGAGTCTCCCGCCACAGACCGGAGTTGATGATGTTCTCATGATGTTGCCTGATAAACTCTTTGCACCTAGCCTTGCTGGTGTCATCAGTCTTGTTTACTAAGTTGCAAACGTAGTTGGCAATATCGCTTAGAGTCATTGTCCTAATGAGAACACAACCAAGTCAACCTGGGCCGGGTTTACTGCTGTGTTGACGTAATTCTTAAATTGCACAGTGAAAGAAGAGTTGCTCCTAGCAGTCACTACTCCATAAGCAATCTCACTGCTTGAGCTAACCGTCTGCCAGAAGTAAGCAGATATCATCACGCAGTAACTTGAGATCGTGCTTTTAAGGTTAGTGCTAAACGGAAAAGTCACCAGTCCTCTGCTACTAGAGAAATTATGAGTTGGTGTTCCTAAGTTGAAACTTGAGCCAACTGTCACAGTGCCAGAGTCATTGTCATGAACCTGATTGTAGCTCATAGATATCCAGGCTTTTGCCAGCATAGGCGAACCCACGCTTGCACCGATTGCGTCAGCAGATGCGACTATTGTGCTGGTATCAATAATCTCTCCCTGTGTCGCTAGACTGACTACACCAGACTCACTGCTTGTTGCGTCTAGAGACTGGATAGTAGACTTGACTGTAGCCTTCCTCAGCTTGTTACCAGAACCGTCTGCATCGTAAAAAAGCAAGCTGTCATTAGCTGCCACCGGAGTGACTGCTGACTTTCCGTTGATCAGGCTGTCGCTTGCTCTTACCAGCGTGGCAGCAGAGTCACTGGCATCCAACTCCAGATCAGTTGTGAAGCTTACTGCATTGATGCTGTTGCTGGTGCCTGCCAGTAGCTTGTTGGCTGCCACAGCAACGTCAGTCGGATTGTCAGTGGCGTTGGTGGCGTTGGCCTTGACCGTCTTGGCCGCCATCGTCTCCAGCTTGCTGTTCTGTACTGCATCATCAACCAACTCAGCAGTGTCCACCGAGTTGTTTGCCATCTGGGCCAACGTCACAGCGTCATCAGCGATCTTCGCTGTGGTTACTGCGTCATCATCTATTGATGCATTCGCGATGATGTTGTTCAGCTTGGCAGCCGTTACGGTGTCACCATCTGCGAATGACTGGGTGGTGCTTAATCCTGCCATCTGATTGCCTCCTAGTTGGCCGCCTTAGCTGCCTTCTTCTTAGCAGGTGTGACACTGCTGGCAGCTTCTACTGCTAGTTGAGCCGCATCTGTGCTTTTCTGTACCCCGGCTCTCAGGAAGATCGCGAGTAGGCTTGGTACTGCCACCTGGAGAAACTCAGCGAGACTTATCTCCGCTGACATGAACAAACCAAAGCTGGAAACGATCCCAGCTAAACCTGCATATACTGTTTTACTTTTCCACATGTTAATACTTCTTCTTTGCTGTTTTTGCTGCCTTCTTAAATGCTTTAGCGGTCGGTGCGCCTTTGCTCCCTGGCTTACGCATCTTCTCTCCGCTGCCTGACTTAATGCGCTTCTTCTTCGCGTGTATGTTCTTGTATAAGCTCATTGTTTTTTTAGTAGCTGCCGTATTTTTAAAATTATGTAAATTAGGCTGGCGACACTGATGCCAACCTTGAGGATGAGGTCAATCTGCACCATCCAGTTGCCGATCCCAACTGCTGAACTAATAGCCACCTTGATATCATCAAAATTCATCTCCTGTTCCAAACTCCGTTGGTGCTTCTCTGCCACTCATGAAACTTGTACTCCTCCGGTTCCCAGGTCTCGATCTCGAAGCCTGTGAAGCCCAATCTTACGTCACGAATCGCTCCGAGGTTGCTGCACCCGATCCCCACCACGATTGCCCACAAGCAGATTATTGTAATTGCGATGTTGCTCCCTAATCTCCGCGACTCTTTGCTCGAGTTCGCATATGCGGCTTGTCTGGTCTGACTTGATAGCATTTATAGAATCAATGAGCTTCACCAAGATTTCCCGGTTCTCTGCCAACGAGTCGGTGAGACTTGTCAAAAGAAACTGAGTCATTCGCCAAATGTAGTAGCTCATCGCTACTGTCATGGCGATTGGTGCCCCGAGGTCTTTGATTGTCTCTGTGTCCACTCATCCCCCCAGCGGACCGCTACTCCTCAGCAGGAGTCTCTTCTGCCTCTTCAGCAGGTGCTTCTGGTGCCTCCTCGGCAGGTGCCCTGGTGAGACCAAGCTGGGCTAAGGCTAGATTGCCGATATAGGTCGCATCGTCTTGGTCACTCCCCCAATTGTTCCATGCGTCGCCGGTTACATTTAGCAACCCAGAGTAGAGCGGGTTCTGGCCCCACACTTCTTCGCCGTCTACCGTCACCTTGCCAAATGCGGATACGGCGAATTGCATACCAAACTCCTGCGCGGAGTTGAGTGTGATTGCGACCTTCGACGCATTGAGGGTTGCTGTGGGTGTTACTGCTCTCTCTCTCATAAATTACTCCTCGCTAGATTCTTCTGCTGCCGGTTCTTCTGCCGGTAGACTCGCTTGATATGCCGCAACTACCTCGTCTGTCCAAAGTGAATTAGCTACTGCTTGAACCCGCGCATCTTCGCCGCTTACGTCATCAGTTGGTGCGATAACGTGTCGGTGAAAGCTGCGGCTAATCTCGTTGCCATCGTCTTTGATGACTGTATCTGTGCGAACCGAAATAACGGAGTTTGCACCCACGTTCATCTCGCCAATTTCTGCTGTTTTTTCTAATGCCATTTTTTATACAAAGTAAGTTATTGTGAAAAACAAATCCGCAGACCCCGAAGTTACCTCCGAGACTAAAACAACGTCGTCGTTATTAGCGTCCTGCATTTCCATTAAATTAAAATAAGTTTCCCCCGCAAAGACCATCGGGACAACGCCGTAACAACTTGCGTCGATGTTAAACTGGTCGAGAACGCACGACCCGCTGGCTCTGCCCAAATTCGCATTTGTGCCGCTCGCGTATCCACTTTGAAAAGGCAGCCCGCGAATGAATAAGTCGTTGCTTGCTGTCATCCCGCTGGTGTCAATGTTTGTGCATATTCCAGAGACAGTTACCTTATTTCCGATTCTAGTGTAATAACCTTGAACAGTCGTGCCGGAACCTGTGTTGCCGCCAGATGACGCATCGGCTATGACAGGAGTCCACAAACCTTCCTCGTATGAATCAAGCGTGTAACCGACACCGGTTCCGCTGCCAGTTGTTGCTGATTGGAACGCTATGCCATTGCTGAACGTGGCTAAGCCGTCGCTGTCTATGATGAGGCGAGTCTGCAGTGACTCAGACCCACTCG